CCCGGCTCGAGGCGCTGCTGGCGACGTCCACCGTCGTCCTCGAGCGCAGGTTCCTCTCCGGCGTTCGTCGCCTGAGGGAGGATCGCCGGATTCGGCGCCTGGCCCGAGAGGGCAGGACCGCCGAGATCCTGGCTGCCTACCGCCTCGTGGCCGAGGACGTGGCGAACGCCCTGCAGGAGGAGATCGTTCGGTCCGCCGGCGACGGCGTGGCCGAGATCGCCGCCCAGGTCGGGGTCGTAGCGTCCCTGGATCGGTCTCGCTTCCAGGTCGGCGCGTCCCTGCGCTTCCAGCGAGACCGCCTGCTGACCGAGCTCCTGTCCTCGCAGACGCGCTCCGTCCGGGCCGCCGCGGCGACCGGCGACGCCGACCTGATCCTCTCCAGCCTGGGCCTCTCCGAGCGGCAGCTCGCGTCCCTGGTCCGGTACCGCGACCTCCTGGCGCGCGGCGCGCGCGAGGCGGCGAGGCGAGACCTCGGCGACCCGCAGCTCGAGGCCGAGCTGGCCGAGGCGCTCGGCGATGACCGGCCCCCGGACGCCGACGACGCGGACCGGATGGAGGACGCCTACGGTCTGGCCCTGCTGACGTCCGGCGCGGCCCTGCTGGCCGGATTCGAGGCCCAGGTGGCCCTCGGGCAGGGCGGCGGGATCGCCCTGGGCCAGGCCTTCGACGACGAGATCCTGGACCCGGCGACCCTGATCCAGACGTGGCGCACGCGCCGCGACGAGCTGGTGCGACCCTCCCACCGCGCCATGCAGGGTCAGGTGCGACTCCTGGGCCAGCCGTTCCGGTCCGGCGACGGGAACCTGCTCCGGTACCCGGGCGACGAGAACGCCCCGGCGTCCGACCGGATCCGGTGCCGCTGCGTGGCGGTCGCCGGGGCTAGCGTGCCCGCCCGCGCGGGAGTAGCCTGATGGTCGTGTCGGAGCAGTTCCAGATCACGGCCAAGGTCTGCAAGGTCGACGAGTCGCTCGGGATCGTGTTCGGATGGGCGATCGTGTCCAGCGAGGACGGTCAGCCCTACGTCGATCTGCAGGAGGATCACATCTCCGATGCCGGCATGCTCCGGGCCGCGGACAAGTTCTCGAAGGGACCGCGCTCCGCCAAGGAGATGCACGACGGCGACTCGATCGGCACCGTGCCGTTCCTGTACCCGCTCACGGCCGACATCGCCAAGGCCCTCGATCTCCAGACGAGGCGCACCGGCATGCTGATCGGGATGAGGCCGGACAAGGTCGAGGTCCTGGCCAAGTTCAAGAGCGGCGAGTACGGTGGCTTCTCCATCGCGGGCAGCGGCACGCGCCGAAGGGTGCAGCCAGTTCCGTGAAGAAGGCCTACAACGAGCTCGAGATCACCGAGTTCGACGAGATCAGCGCCGTGGACAACCCTGCCCAGGTGGGCGCCAGGGCCGTGATCTTCAAGAGGGCTATTGCGAACATCGGCGGGGACCCCGTAGGATCGGGGACCGTCACAGAGACCCAGGAGAACCAGAACGTGACCAAGGTAGAAGACCAGCCCGCGCTCGACGCGGTGCAGAAGCAACTGACGGCCGCGCAGGCCGAACTCGCGTCGGCGAAGGCCGAGGCGGCGATCCAGAAGTCGATCGCGGAACTGAGCGACGCCGAGCGCGCGCTCTACCGCGGCATGGACAAGTCCGGCCAGGAGTCCTTCCTGAAGCTGTCGGTGACCGAGCGCGCCGAGAAGGTGCGCGCGACCAGCGACGCGAACCCCGAGATTTACCGCAGCCCGTTCACCGGCGAGTCGTTCCGCAAGAACGATGACCCTCGCCTGGTGTCGATGGCGAAGCGCGCCGACGAGCAGTCGCAGGCGCTCGCGAGCGAGAAGGCCCTCCGCGAGGACGAGCAGTTCTCGAAGCGCGCCGACTCCGAGCTGAAGAACCTCCCCGGCAAGCAGCCGGCGAAGGTCGCCCTCCTGAAGGCGGTCGATGGAATCAAGGACCAGGCCGTCCGCGACGAGGTCAAGGCCATCGTCAAGGCCGGCAACGACGCGCTGTCCAAGGCGTTCGAGACGCGCGGCACGGTCTCCGGCTCCGACGGCGTGTCAGCGCACGAGAAGCTCGAGGGGATCGCCAAGGGTCTCCGCTCGACGAATCCCAAGCTCTCCGATGTCGACGCTTACGCGCTGGCCGGCGAGCAGAACCCTGAGCTCCGCGAGGAGGCGATTCGCGAGGGCTAGTCCCGAGCGGAGGAGAAACCAATGGCAGCACTCGAAGCAGTCAGACTAATCAACGTGTCGGTGGCCGCGGCCATCGCGCAGTACAAGTTCCTCGAGATGGGGAACGCCGGGATCGTCGTCGCGTCGAACGCGGCCACCGACGACGTCGTCGGAGTCTCACTGGAGGCGCGCAGCGCCGCCCAGATCACCGCCGGAGACACGCGCATCCCGATGGCCCTGCCCGGGTGCAAGTGCATCGTGCTCTCGGGCGCGGCGATCGACATCAGCGCGGCGGTCGTCCCGGTGACGTCCGACGCGAGCGGAAGAGCGGTGGCCGTCGCGGCCGCCACGGACCGGGTCCTCGGCTACGCGCTGCAGAGCGCCACCGCGGCCGACCAGGAGATCGAGATCCTCTTCCTCAAGGCTGCCTCGCACCGCGACGCCTAGGAAGAACACGGAGGAACAATGAGCAAGTTCGCAAAAGGAATCAACAACCCGACCGTCGGTGACGTTCACGTCAACCGACCGCTGACCAACTTCGCGCAGAAGTACATGCAGGACATGTCCAGCTTCGTCTCGCTGCGAGCGATGCCGAACCTGCCGGTCAGCAACAAGTCGGATCAGTACTGGATCTTCAACCGCGCGGACTTCTTCCGCGACGAAGCCCAGGAAGTCGCGGACGGCACGGAAGCACCCACCGGGGGCTTCTCGCTGAGCCAGGACTCCTACCTGTGCAAGGTGCACAAGTGGGCGTCCGATGTCACCGACCAGCAGCGCGCCAATCAGGACCCGCAGGTCAACCTCGAGCAGTCGAAGACCGAGTACGTCAGCCTCAAGCTGATGATCCGGCGCGAGCGCCTGTTCATGTCCCGGTACTTCGCCTCGGGCGTGTGGACCGCGGACCAGACCGGAGTCGTCGGCGCTCCCGGCACGAACCAGTTCCGCCAGTGGAACGAGTCCGCATCGACCCCGATCGAAGACCTGCGCCTCGGCATCGAGCGCGTCCAGGCCCGCAGCGGCTACCGCCCGAACCGCCTGCTCGTCGGGCGCCAGGTGTGGAACAAGCTGCTCGACAACGACGACCTGCTCAGCCGCATCAGCGGCGGCGCCACCGCCGGAATGCCGGCGATGGTCCAGCGCCAGCTGGTGGCCAGCCTGCTCGAGCTCGACGAGATCCTCGTCGCGGACGGCGTCTTCAACTCGTCCCTGAAGGGTCAGACCGAGGCGACCGGCTTCATCGCCGGCAAGAGCGCGCTGCTCTACTACGCTCCGCAAACTGTGAGCGTCGAGGGAACGCCCTCCGCCGGCGTCCAGTTCAGCTGGACCGGCCTCACCGGCTCGACCCCCAGCGGCTACCGGATCCGCCGGTTCCGCATGGAGCACCTCGAGTCCGACCGGATCGAGGGCCAGATGAGCTTCGACTACAAGGTGACGGGCGCCGAGCTCGGCAGCTTCTTCATCACCGCGGTTGTGTAGGATCCACTCGGTCCCCGAAAAAGGGACCGAGAATCCAGACCACATGGCCAGACTCCTCTATCGACGTCGTCTCCCGATGGTGGCCGTGAAGCACGTCGCCCTCGGGGGCGGTCTGCGGCTCGAGCCGGGAGAACCGATCCCCGAGCACGTTCGGGAGCACCACCGGCGCCGCCTCTGGCAGCGCCGCGTGGCGGCGATGGAGGGCTGCCCGTGGGGCGCGGCCCTGATCGCGCGGTTTGCCTCGCAGGAAGCGCCGCCCTCGCAGGAAGCGCCGCCCTCGCAGGAAGCGCCGCCCTCGCAGGAAGCGCCGCCCTCGCAGGAAGCGCCGCCCTCGCAGGAAGCGCCGGTCGAGGAGTAGG